AGGCATGGGACTGTAAACCAACACAATGCTTTTGAGTTGATAGTAAAACCCAAATTCCCTACTTCGATTTGGTTTGATGGATGGATGCCAATAAATGACAAATGCGGTTCTAGTCCTGATGTTTTGATTGATGGAATGCCATTAGACGTAAAATGTCCGTTCCATGTTGACAACTATTTTGAACAAATAAACAGACCACCAAAAAAGTATTATTATCAGGTGCAAATGCAGATGATGTCAACACTTGCGGATGTTGGGTTCTTGATGTTCTACTTGACAAAACCTGAATCATTTGGTGAAGAAAATTGGCAGGAATACCCAATTTCAATAGACGAAAGGCATTGTATTTTTGAGTTTAAAAAAGACCAACAAATACACGATTTGATACTTGAAAAGGTTGACGAATGGCATCCAAAAAAACAGATGTTAATTGACATGCTTTTGGCTGCTGAACAAATGGATATTATTACTTTTTTTGAGATGCAAAAATCAACTTATTCCTTTCGGGAGTTAAAAAATGCAAGTAACCTATTCACTATTGACAGGTTTTATAAATGCGAAAACAAATTTTACTACATAAAGAAAAAGTAAAACAATGACGATCCAAATACTAGACATCAAGCGAAACGGCATAGCCACTTATCGAGCAAACGACAGGCTTCACGTTCACCAAATGAGGCTATCTACAAGCATGGTAAGAGAAGCGAACGAAGACTTCAAAGGCTCTTTGGGCGATGCCAAAATAGGCACACACATTGCCAAAACAATCCAAAAATTTCACTGCTAAAACATGAAAGACTTTAACATGACTGGCGAAAAATTGGAATACACAAGTGGCGAAAGGTCATTTGTAAACTACGACAAAAACATAGTAAGATATTACTCCACCGATAATTTGACACATCAAAAACATAATAATACGTTCCGCTAACACTGTATTTGAAAATACAGGGGTTTCTTGGGTTTGGGTAGTTTCTTCCATTGTCTTTTTGTTTATTTCGGTTAATCATCTAACACACATAAGAAACACGCCTTGCTTTTGGTCAAATTCCCCAACTGTGTATGTGATTGATTTTTTCACCTGTTTCCCCTTGAAGAAATTGAAGACCATGCTACGGGCTTGGTTCTTGTTTATATAAGGAATAAAAACTCGGTTATTGACTGTGATATGTTCGAGAGCCTCCTTAATCAACTGTCTTGCCGTTGCTATTTCGCTGTTCCTTTCTGCCGTCTTTTTTGCCATAACATAAATTTATGATGCAAATATATAGGTATTATTTTTAAACAAAAACAAAACAGAAAATAAATTATTTTTAAACTTATTGCTTTTTTGTTTAAAAATTATCCTTACATTTGTGACCATGAAGACAGCGAAAATAATCACGACACCGATACAACTGGTCGGGCATAAAGAGAAGGAGTACAAGTTGGTTGAGGTCAAGATAGAGCTTGACGTAATGAGAGAGCCTAACCTTGTATCAGTAAGGAATTTCATCACAAAAGTTGAATTGCTACCACTGATGGACAGCGTTTCTAAGCAAGTTGCGTTACACAAGTTCTTTTCCGAACCAATATGTGCGTAGAGATAAGATGCCAACACAAGGGCGAAAACGACTATGTGTTTACCGTCTCCGACTTGTCTAGGGACATCGAAGAACAAGGATTTGAGTTTGACGTATGGTGCAAGGCAAACGTGTGGCGTGAGCCTGAGACGAGGCATGAGCCTGAAAATTCAGGGTTCAAGATTGATTACGACAGTTTTGATTTGATGCTTAAAAACCATTCTGATGAAGAAAAGAAAAGGATAACGGCATGGGTCGAGATACACAAGGCGAAAGGTGTCTTTGAGGATGCTTTTGGAACTACTCTTTACGAGATAGAGTCAGACTTTGAATACCAAATAGTAGAATTGCTATTGCCTTATTGTTCGTTAAACAGGAATATTGACGCGGAATATAAGGACGAAAATAGTATCTACGAATGTGCCAGGTGGGTTCTCAAGCAATTCAAAAACAAAGGGCAAATAGAATGCGATTTGTTCAAGATAGGTCAAGAACTTGAACAAAAATGGCTAAGGTGGGTAGACTTCGAACTACTCAAGAAACTGGAAGAAACTGGAAGAAATTAAACAATCAATTTAAACAACAAAAAAACATGTCTAGTTTATCAAGTCTTTATTTTACAAAAGAGAAACTTCAATCAATGCTGAACGCATGTGACAATGGAGTGGAAATTACCATCGCAATAAACGACAGCTTGAGCGACAAGGGAAGCAATGTTTCGGCTTATATCGCACAAACAAAAGAAGAACGTGACAATAAAGTACCTAAGAAGTACGTAGGGAACGGCAATACGTTTTATACTGATGGTTTGATTTTGGCTTGTCCTAGACCTAAAAAAGCATAATATGGAAAACCTAGCAAAAGCAATTCTTTGCGTTATGAAAGACGTAAAAGGGATTGACAAAACACTTACGGTTGGGTCAGGAAATTCATCATACAAAGGAGTTCCTGACCAAGAAGTAAAAAAGATACTTGGCGAAAGCATGGCAAAAAATGGGATTTGTGTTTTGCCTATTGAAATAGATGAGCAAACACAAATTGATAGATGGGAGGAAGTAGACCAATATTCTAAAGAAACCCCCAAAGCTGTAAAACAAAAGCAAACAGTATTTACAAAAGTCAAGACTAAGTATCTTTTATTACATGAAAGCGGAGAAAGCCAAGTAATCGTAGGGTATGGTCACGGTGTTGACTCGCAAGATAAGGGAGCAGGAAAAGCAACTACATACGCTTTAAAATATGCAATGCTTTATTCTTTCTTTGTACCAACTGGTAAAATAGATGACACTGACACTGACCACTCAGACTCAAAAGAAATAGCGTCAAGACCACTAGAGAAAGTGGCTCAAAAGCCTTTATTAACCGATGTGCAATTTGATTCTTTGATGAAAATGGATGCTTTGGCTCTTATGCCATTGATTCCAAAGTACGAAGAAAAGTTTATCATAAAGCCTGATTGGCTTACTAAATTAAAAGCTAAGAAATAATGATTAATACTTATTATTCAGCTTCGAGGATAGGCGAACTTTTGGCAGAAGGGGCTGGCAAAACAGCCCAGTCCTACTGTTTAGATTTAGCTTTACAAAGTATTGGGATTAAAGATGAATTTGAGACAAGCGCAATGAGGCATGGGACTGTAAACCAACACAATGCTTTTGAGTTGATAGTAAAACCCAAATTCCCTACTTCGATTTGGTTTGATGGATGGATGCCAATAAATGACAAATGCGGTTCTAGTCCTGATG